AAAACCTCCGAACAAAGAAATCATTACTTCCTCGGAGGAATGAATCCCCTCAACATATGCTCGGCACAGGAAATCGAGATCAGGCATCTTGATAGTTATCTTGCCGCCTGGTTTCAGAACCCGATACCACTCCTGTAGAGCCTGAGCAATTTCGGTGTAAGAGATGTGTTCGACAGTATGGGCAGAGTAGAGATCATCAACCTCACCGTTCGCCAGCCAATCCAGCTTACGGATATCAGCGACCCTATCCACATTGCCAACCTCTACAGCATCGACATGGTGGTATCCAGGCTCGCCGTGGGGGCCAGACCCTAGTTCTATCCTAACCCTTCTACTTGCTGTCCTCCCGAACTGCATTCTTCTTTACCCCATTAGCCTTGAATACCAGCCCACTTCGGGACGGATTCAAATTGATTGCAATCTTAGTTGCCGTGGTGGGCACTTCTTTCTTAAGAATAGCCCGAGCCAGCGGGGTGGATAGGTGTCTCTTGACGGCCCTACGCAGTGGTCGAGCCCCAAACTTCTTGTCGATACCGTTCTCCAAGAGGAAGTTCCTAGCACCCTCACTCACCTTGATGCCGATCTTCCGACTCTTCTTGATCTGGTCGGAAGTTTCCGTCAGGATGATATCCAGAACATGCAGGTAGTCGTCCTTCTCCAGGTCACGGAAATGAACAATATCATCTACCCGGTTTAGGAACTCAGGCTTAAACTTCTTCTTGAGAGCCTCGCCTCGGGCCTTCGCAGCCTTGTCTTCCGTTTGAGCTGCAACGTCTCCGAAGCCCAGGGTCTTACCAATTCCCTCAACTTCCTTAACTCCGATGTTCGAAGTCATGAGGATCAGAGTCTCGCTAAATGAAATCTTACGACCCCCCTTAGCCTCTGTTAGAACACCGTCGTCGATGATCTGCAGAATTCTCTCGTGGAAGTTGTTGTGCCCCTTTTCCACCTCGTCAAAGAGGACAACAGAGAATGGGTACTTAGCTACTTCCTTAGTGAGGTGACCACCATCATCATATCCTACGTATCCTGGAGGAGAACCTGTCAGCTTAGCTACCTCATGGGACTGCTGGTACTCCTGACAATCGATTCTGACCAGATGGGCACCTAGGGTATCGGCCAAAACCTTAGCCGTCTCCGTCTTACCAACACCAGTCTTACCTGTAAAGAGTAGAACCCCAATAGGTTCATGCTCTCGCTTGAGACCTACGGACGCTCTCTGAATGGCATCAGCAATATGGTTCAACGCCTCATCCTGACCCACGATCTTCTTCTTCATATCCTCACAGATGGAAAGAAGCTTCTCGTCGGTAAGATCGGCGAACTTGATACCCCGCTTGCGCGCTGGTCGATCAGCATTACTGGCAGCTGCTACCCGTCGATTGTTAGTTCTATGTTCGACTTTATGCCGACGTCTAAATTCTTGACGGATCTTCTTGAGATTAATGTCTTCCAACTTGAGGAAAGGATTATACAGAATAGCAATCGTGTAAAGCTCGTCGATCAACTCTTCAGGCTTGTACTTCTTAGACACTCCCATCTTATCAAGTAGATGGAAAACATCCGAGAAATCTTCGATACAAAGCTCCACCACTAACAGGTGGTAACCTCGAACAGACTCGAACGGGGTGCCGCCTAGCAGATTTACTAGAGCTTCTTCACTTTCTTCATACTGTCGGACGTTGATATGAACACCTGGGGTGTCCCACTTATGTCCTACGAGATCATAAGGGACGTCTCCGCCCATACCGTCTCCTCCTCCGGTGCTGTCTGTAAAGGGATTCTCTGACGGGGGCTCGGGGCCCGTGAAGTTAGTATCTTCCGGATCCTCATCATCGTGAGGGGGAAGGGGAGTACCATCCTCATTCCGTACAGGGGCACTGATGATTACACCAGGCCCAAAATGGGAGAGGGGTGGATCCTGGTCCCACAAATCATTATCAACGAGGGGTCGGATGGTTTCACTAGGTTTAGTACCGTCCTTAGTTTTCAACACATTGTTCTCATTGATAATAATGTTCTCGGGATCGAACCCCGGGCTATACTTAAGCACCAAGTCTAAAGCTTCTTTACGAATCTCAGCAAACCTAGTTACAAGTTCGGGCCGTCTTCGGATGTGGAAGAAGAACGGCCCTGAATTTGCCAAACACGTAGTGAGCACAAAGTCTTCGTACAAATGCTTGTAGATAAGACCCTTCTCGGAAGCCAGCACGGCCAGCCGATCTACTACATCCGCTTCAGGAAACTCAATGATCAAGATATTGAAATCAGCAGACTCCAATAGCACGTTGTGCGTGGTATATGTCGAAGCCAAAGTCATCTCCTAAAGTTGAGAGGCCTTAATCACCTGGATCGCCTCTGCATGCGAAAGATCATCATATGCCTGCTTCGGATGACCCAGTTCGTCCACAACCTCCGCTAATGCAATCATGTCCGGCGGCGAAAGATCTTTCTTACCTGCCAGTGCGTTCAACGCATTTATCTGAGTAGAGTTGGGGCCGGACGCAGTAGTATGACTCTCGAAGGGGTTAGTCTTCGGAACAGAAGCCGCCTTCGGCGGCGGGGGCACGCCCTGCTTACTCGCTACGTTGGGCGGCGGGGTGGGCTTAGGTACCTTAGCCGTCCCACCGTTAGCAAACGGATTGATGGGCTTAGGCGGTGCCTGCGGGCCAGCTGCAGGCTTAGGCGGAGTAGCTGCCGGGGCAGGCGCTGCCGGAGTTGGTGCCGTAGGCGGGGTCGGCGTCGCAGCCGCTACAGGCTTAGGCGGCGCAGGGGGTGCCGGCGGAGTAGCTGCCGGGCTCGGCGGCGCAGGGGGTGCTGGCGGAGCCGAAGGCCGCGTTGCCTTCGTGGGTTCCTGGAATTGCTGCTTCGGAGTCTCATCGCCACCGTAAAGCTCCAGAGCCACACCCAGTAGGGTGGCAGCTTTCTTCATAGCGTCACTAGCTGCGCCCTTAAAGGCTTCTCCAGGTCCCATACCACGGCCTACATCACAAGAACCGTACTGGGTCTTGACGATAGCCTGGTTCTCAGCGTCCCACACTGTCAGCTGCAATTCGACAACAGCTGTGTCAGCGACCATAGTTCTGTGGGTTATCACAGTGTTCCACCGGTAATCAAACGCCTCGTTCAAAAGGCTGATGATGAAGTCCGGAGTTACATAGTCATAAGTCATACCTGCTTTTCCAGGACGTTGCTTAATTTTCTCCTTGGGGAGCGGTCTCTCAATTACATTCTTAGCTTGTTCGTTAAGGGGCATTATCCTTCCTTCTTGTCTTCCATAGGGGGCTCTTTGTAAGTTTCACCGTTAGGTAGAGCCATACCTTCACGGGGAAAAATCTTAGTCTTGGTAATTCGATCGGACAGCTTCAGCTTCTGAACCAATAGAAACTTATTGGCCTGTGGGTGGTTGATTAAAACCACAGCCGTGGCCAGAATTTGGTTGGTACTGCCTACGCCAATGGTAAGCTCTCCAACTCCTTCAAAATTCTCAACGATCACAGTTTCTAGGGGGTTCTTTGGCTGCATCTCGTCCGGGATGTTCTCCAGTTTATCAACCATAATTTCCTCCTGACAATAGAATTATAAGGTATAGGGGACTATAAATCAAGCGTCCATGAACAGCCGCAAGCGGTGCTCATACCAATCTTCCAGTATGTTAGAGCTACTGTGGCTCTTAGAATCACCGACACCGGTGACTACTTCAATACCATTGGCTGCACAAGTCTCCCACTCAGGAATGGTTGCAGCGTCCGCCCTATCTCCACCCTCGGTGAAGATATCAGGAACAATGGCTTCTAAAGCCACATTGACAGTCAGGTCCTCTTCAATCTCAAAAGGTACTACAAAATCCACACCTCGAATAGCGGCAATAATCTCGCTTCGAGTCTTGAGATCCATGAAGTGCTTACCCTTCTTGTGGTCAAGAAACCAATCTCCATTAACCACTACCACCAACAGGTCCCCATGTCGTTTAGAATCAACGATACAGGAAATGTGACCAGGGTGGAGGGGGTCATACCCACCTGACGTCAGGACAAGGGTACCCTCCAAGGTGCTTCTAATTTCTGCAAACTCTTTTAGAGTCATAATTGGTGCAAACTTAACTTCACTCATCATTTTCTTCGTACTCCTCAAATGCTGTAACAATATCTATAACTACCTGACTACGGACGATGTCGTGTCTAGTAAACTCTACAATGCCCACATCAGGGGTGTCCTTCAAAATATCCTTAAGCACATATAATCCAGATTTTTTTCTATAGCTCGGCAGGTCTGATTGACCTGGATCGCCATCAATAACTACTTTACATCCCTCTCCAACACGAGTCAATACCATTTTCAATTGCTCGATGGTGGCGTTCTGTGCTTCGTCGAGGATGATGAAACAGTTGTTGAACGTACGACCTCGCATATAGGCTAGTGGCGCTACTTCAATATAGCCCCGCTCCATCTTCTCAGTGGCTTGTTGAATCCCAATGAGGTCGTAGAGCGCATCATAGATAGGACGCATGTACGGATCTAACTTATCCGACATGTCTCCCGGAAGGAAGCCCAGTTTCTCACCCGCCTCAACAGCAGGTCGGGTGATAATCATGCGCTTCTTGTCCTTAGACCACTGATGTAGCAACGCCTCGTAGACTGCAAGGTAAGTCTTACCGCTACCGGCAGGACCTAATCCTACAGTTACTGTATTGGTTTCAATCGACTCTAGGTACTTACTTTGATTCTCGTTTCTCGCTTGTACCTTCTGTAATTGTCGAAAACTTCGTTCTTGTAATGCTTTCTCGTCATTCCGTCTTGTCGAGTTCTTTCTGGTATGTCTTACCATGCAGGGCTTCTGCCTCCTTACGATTTAGATCCCTAACAGCATCCGTGTATTAGGCCTCTGTTTCCTTAACAAACTCATCAAAGATGAGCTGAAAGATATACTGAAACATCGGGCCCTCATAACGTTCATCATGTCCGCAATGGCATTTGATATCGGTAACAGCCTTCGCTTGGGCCTTATACTTAGGCCCCATCTTCGCGTACCCCTCTTTCCAAACTTTATAGAGGAGCGCGAAAGAAACCCGCGAAGAATTCCCGCATTCGCTGCACTGTAATTCAACGTACATTTTGTACCTCCTGTGCTACCCAGGGGTATCCCTGGGTAGCTGGGGCGCTTGTGCCGCCTCCACCAGAGGATTTTAGGTTTCCACAAACCCGGGGTGCTCAGAGCAACCCCCGACCAGGGTGAGTTTAAGGTCTACCCAAGACCAGTCTCCCCATCCCGAGACAGGCATCTCGGGCGGTCCCCACATTAATCTTCGTAATCACTGTCTGGTCGAAGCATAAGTTTCCGTAAAAAAGCATTTAACTTCTTCCTATCTCTTAGCTCCGTTAGTCTCTTAAATTCTTCGTGTTCTTTATCCGAAACATCGAACGCCATAATCGCATACTTGCCCGTCGCCGGGCTGATCACACCTTCTTCAACCTTGATCTTCATGTAGTGAGAAAAGAAATCACCACCATAGTTGAAAGGACTTCCACAGGAATCGCAAGTACCATCCAGAGTAAATTCCTTAGGAAAATCATCGTCCGGGTAGTCTGCTTTTATCGCCAGTGCTAGTAAATCCATCCGCACCGAAAGGTCAAATCCACATTCTCTGCACTTAAATGCCATGGCGACCTCCTATCGGGTCTGAGATTTAAGCCACTCCTGCCTCCTCCGTTCGACCCGTATTTGATTTTGATCTACGTACTTGTATGGACAAACTTTATTTTCGCGCTCGTATACTAAGGTGTCAGTAGCATCATAGATACAAGCTGTTAGATTTTCCGGCTTCCTCGCATCAGGATTGGGGTTCCGAAAAGGGCCACTGATACCCCCACACCCGTGCGGAAAACAACTACTTGAACTACTGCTGGGACCGAAATCAGGTCCCGTGTGATGAATTGGTCCCCTATCCCCGTCATGAAGATAGACATTGACCCGGTCGCTATAAGAACGGGACGGGTGCCTGTCGAAATCACCCGCATAGGTCTTGCCGCACAAGAACAAAGCCAAAAGGAATGCGATTGTCAGTAATACTATTCTCATACTCACTACTCTCCTTGTGCGAGGTGGCCATCCACCACCAGCGCTTTTATCGAACCGCCCCTGTTATCGGATCTCTATCCAAGAATACGGTAGGTTTTCCCTTCGCATCTATGAACACAATCCAGGAAAGGTCTTCGGGCTCAATCCAACCCTGCCAAAATTTCCTCGTCTCCGAATTAGAGTAGCGGCCAACTTTGATGTTACCCATATTGACCTCCGAAAATGCCCGGCTTCTGTTGCCGGGGGCCGGGCGACCCCCGCTTACTTAGTGCAGTATTAGTGCTTAAGCAGCGATTGCAACCTGTTCCACATCCTCGGAAACTAGTTCCTCAGCGTGTAGGCGAGTTGCGTACTCCATTAGAGAAGTGCCAATTACATTTTTGAGCCTATTTAACATGGCCTGCTCATCCATGGGCTGCCACCCTTCCGTCCGTACGTCAGTCGATATCCTTTCGACCCCATTAAAAAAAATCTACTTGTGGAGTCGCCGGGAATCGAACCCGGGTCCTGCCCGCCTTCAAGAGGGGCAGGTGTACAGCCATATTAACTTGCGCCTTCTACACTTAAAGGCTTGAATTCTCTTTCACTACAAATATAAACTAGTTTCCCCTGTTTGTCAACGTACCACTACCTCGCGCCAGTACTCTTTTCCTTCCTCGGGAAGGCTGGAAACCGGATCGTAGGCGGGATACTCGCGGGTGAGGGCTTCCGGGTCGTCCGCTTCGATGCCCGTTCGGTAATTCTTCCTCCAGTACGAGATGCCCTTCACGCGATCGTAGGAGCTCAGCATGTGAACCCAGCGCTTGCCGACGTACGCGACATCGC